TCAAATACTTCTCTTAGCCACTGATTAGCTGTTTCTGATCCATTACCAATGCTGTCTATTCTTTCTAACACACTTACACCTCTATCACCACTTGGTTTGTGTTTTTGAAAACCACCTGATCCTGTAGCAGCTTTTATAAATGTTTGTTCGTTTACATCTAATCCATATCTATCAGCAAAACTATATAAATAGTCTATTTGTTTTTCTGCTTGTTTTTTTACTTCAGGATGAGGAAATCCATTATATCCCCAAGAGTATGGTGCTGTTAAACGTAAAGTATTATTTTCTGCTGCTTCATCAAATTCAGGATTACCGGCATTTAGCCATGCAGCTTGATCAGAACCGTCTGAAGGTGGATTACCATTGTATTTATCCATATATTTTTGTGAAGTAAGTCTAAACTCTACACCACCCATAGGATGTTTATAACCACCACCTCTAAACCACTTTCCAATTCCACCCCAACCTGTCAGTAGTTTTATACCTTCATAAGCTGCTACAAAAGGAGCTAGTGTAGGATTTATTAATGCTGCTGTTTGTAAACTTCCTGAAACTTTTCCTTCAGCTGTGCCAGAATCAAAAGCTTGTTTTATACTGTATATCTGTAATAAAGTTGTTCCAGTTTTTAGAGCACTACCCCATGATGGAATAGCCGATCCAGTAGGAGCAGCAGTTGTAACTCCTGTACCCTGTCCTGCCAATGAAGCTGGTGGAGCTGAACTTAATCCTATACTACCTTGAGTTGTTGCTGTTCCTAAACCTGTTCTAAAAGACTCAGTATATTTAGCTAAATTTACACCTGATCCTAAATATTGTCCTGCTGCACTCGGTGATGTAGTAACAGCTTCACTTCCAGAATATGTAGGAGATTCAAAAGTAAATTGGTCATATACCTTTTTACCAATATCGTAACCTTGGTCTAATTCTTTAAGTCCTATTTGAGGAACAGTATCTCCTGCAGGTTCAAATAAATCTTCTGCTTCTGTTTGTCCTAAATCTTCTCTAGCAGGAGTTATTGGATCATCTTCTAAAACTCCAATTCCTCCGGATTGTGATAATCTACGTTCTCCTGTAATAGCACTTAAATCAACTACATCTGATGACATTCCTGCTCTTGTAGCTAAACCTGTTTGTATATTAAAAGGATCACCTGCAATACCTAATTTTTTACGTTCTTTTTCTTTTTCTTCTTCAGAAAATAATAAAACATTTTGATCAACAGATCCCTCTAATGCTTTAGACCCACCTGCAACATCAATAGGTTTTGTAGCCTCTTTTATTTCAGGAGTTTCATACCCTTCCGGTTTAGTCAAATCTGCTTCATACAAACCTTGTTCAAAAGCTGTATCAAACGGACTTGGTGCAACTCCTATTTTAGGATTGGCTATATTAGATACATTTGTATCAAAATAAAAATCATTTTCTACCGTTTTAGCCATTATTTTTTAGCTGTTTCCTTTTTCATTTCTTCGTAGTTATTCCTCAAGTTGAGGAGCATTGCCAGCAAACTGGCTTTCCCCTGCAGCCGGTACACCTCCAACTCCGATTGTGCCGTTACCAGACCCTGTAAGGTCTGTAGGTTGAGTGCCTTGAGGAGATTGCTGAGGGGCTCCCATGCCTGCTGGCTGCCCAGTATTGGGGCCAGAGCTTTGAGGGCTTCCTGATTCTGGTTGTTGTTGTTCTTGTTCTGGTTGGACATTTTGCATTATTCCTTTTAACATTTCAGCATAGATCTGTGCTTGATTCATATCATTAACTAGACTGTCAGGATCTATATCTTGAGATATTGCTAACTCTTTTATAAGGTTTGGTATTTTAATAAATGGAGCAAGCATAGGATTAGCAACAGTTTGTAACAATGCTGTAAGTCGTTGTGAACGTACTTCTTTTTGCATAACTGAAGCTACACCTTTAGGTTTAATTTCAAGATCTCCCTCTATATCAGGATTCTCAATATTAAACTGCATATTCCATTGAAAAAAAGCTTCTCCTATTGGTTTTAAAAGATGATCATCAATATTCTTTATAACAGTCTTTATAGATAAGCCAGCTGATCCAAGTAACATAGATAAGCCAGCAGCTGTTCTGCCTGTGCCAGTAACACCTGTCTGCCCATGCATTATACTGGGTATACCAGTTTCTTCGTCAGCAAGTTGCCTTGCTTTATCATACATCTGTATGTTTTCACCTGCTGTATTAGGAAATTTTATACCATTTACAGCTGTGCCTGTAACACCAGATTGTCTTCTAAACACTTTACCGGGAAATATATCATAATTTTGACCCGGCACTAAAGATGTTTCATCTACATCAAATACAAGGTTTCCTGCTAAAGATAAGTTATCTATAGCCATACGTACATGACCATTCATTAAAAGTTGTGCATCTTCCATATTTTCTGGAACACCAATACCCCAGATTTGATATGGACTTATTTCATATGGAAATATCTGATAAGGTATACGCATTGGTGTAAATGGATTAATTACAGCTCGTAATATTTGATTACCACATACCCATACATTTACTTGCACTTGAGATAAATTATCATTTTCAGGAGCTTCCATACCTATTTCTTCCATGAAATAAGAATCTACACATCCCCAATATTCAAGTACTTCAAATCTTTCTGTTGCACTTCTATCTAAATGATCATCATCTCGTATTACACTTTCATAATATTTATCGTTATAATTACCACCACCAGATAAAACTTCATTTATAGCTTCTGGATTAAACATTGGCATATCCATAAGATTACGAACTTGAGATCTTGTCATCTTATGTCTTTGTATAACATAATCACAATCTTCCATGTTTGTAGCCATTGGATCAGGGTATAGATCCCAACATGATACAGATTCTATTTTAGGTATGTCTCTAAAATATGGTTCGTATTCTCTGCTTTCTCCTACTGTTGACCATTTATGAACTGTTTTTGTGTGGGTAAATGGTCCTTTTACTATCCCTGTACCAAGTAATACAGATTCAAATATAGAATTTCTAAGAGTAGTAACAGCATTTGTTCCTGTCAATTGATCATGAATAACTTTTTCCATACGTCTTGCTGTTTCTTGAGCAGGAGATATTTGAGGTTCACCCATTTTAGCTGGGCCTCTAGCTATTGGTGCACCTTCAAATTCTGGTGCTATCCCACCTAAGTAATCTAAACCACCAGTAGCTTCTATAGCTCCGGGAGGTAAATTTCTTCCATCTCCAGAATAACCGTATGGATCTTCTGGCATTGCTTGATCTAAAGGTGTTTGTAAATGTGCAAATTCTGCAATACCTTCAGGCACAGGTGTAGACTCTACTGTAAGTGGAAACTTTTTGTTTGCAAACAGTATGTCTACAATTTGACCATATGCAGCCAGTACTTTAGTTTTGGTTATCTTTATAAATACTTTAGATTTCTCTGTAGATGTATACTGTGTAGTACTATCATAGATACCTCTAAAATTTTTATAAGCTTTTAACCATCTTGCTTCATGTACTTCTCTTCCATCTTCAGCTTCTTTTTGTCTACCTTTTATTAAAGATACAAGACCGGGAGCATCATTTGGATTAAGTTCATCTGAAACGTCTACAGGATCACTCATTTTTTATACCTTGTTTATTATTATATTAGTCTGTGCTTTTTGAAGAACCCATAATCATTCCTAGCTGTGCAGTGTGCCCACTACCTTTGCCAGAAGATGATGTTACAGATTGTGTAAAAGCACCACTATTTTCACCCATTACGTGTGAATCTAATCCTTCACGATGTAATGAACCTTCGTTAGCTTCATTCATTGCTCCTTGTTTACTCATCTGGCCCATTATGTAACCTGATTTGTAAGCTCCTGATACTCCTTGTGGCATAGTTGCCTCCTTTGTTAGTTGTTGTTATCGACCTCTAATTCCACCAAATGGAATTAGTCTTTCTAATTGTTCTCCAAACGGAACAACCTCTTCATCTTTTCTTTGAAAAAATGTAGCAGGCACTGGGCTAACTGCTTCTTCTACTACTCTAGCTTTTTGCACAAGTTCATCCCCCCCTATATCCTCTACAAATTTTCTAATAGCAAATTTTTCATCTTCTGGTACATCTGCAAAAGACTCAGGGCCACTAAGCAGTACATCACTTACCATATAACCTGTTCCTACGTAGGGTAGAAATGGTGCTACAGTTTTAACACCTTTTCCTATTTTTGAATCTACAATAGAATCTAATGCTTGACCAAATATTCCTCTACCTTTTTTGGGAACTTTATCTTTTACAGTTCCTGTTACTATTTGATTATATTTTCTAGCAGCTGCATTTTTATCTAATTTTTCATTTTTCATTAAGTCTTCTATAGCTGCTTCTTTATTTTTTTGTCCTGTCTTATAGGCATCATATATGCCTTCCTCTGTAATAACTTTAGTTTGAGCTGCTTGATTTGTTTCCTCTAAAAATATCTGTTGTTTATCAGCATCGGTAGTAGGTATATCTTTTGTAAAAACTTTCCCACTTTGATATATACTTTTAAGTTTATCTGTCATCCATCCTAAATAATAACCTCTTGGAGCTATGTTTTTTGGATCAACTTTATTTGGTATATACTTTTTTAACTCTTTAGGTATTTCATATCCATTCTTTTTTGCCCAAGTTTCTGGGCTTCTATGGTCACTTAAAGCTATATATTGATCATCAGTTACTCGACCTATTTCATTAATAGATAATTCTTTATCTCCTACACTAAGATAATCTATATCTGTTGGTAATTTTTTTCCACCTTCTAAAGCAGCTCTCCAACCATCCCAAACTTTACCAGAATATTTTTCTACTCTACTTGTAGATAATATAGCTGCTTTAGCTAAATTTCTATATAATGTTCTACCTGCTTCAAAAGTTTTTGGGCCTACCCCCTCAGTATATCCAGCAAGTTTTCCTAACCTTGTAGCTAAATTTTGTCCTATAGTTTCTTCAATAACTTTAGCATTGGGAAACAAAGGTCCTGATGTTCTTCCTTCTTTTTCAGCCAATAATAAAGCATTGTGTATAATTACTTTTGTCAAAGGAGTAAAAAATTTTACTTTTCCAGCTCCTTCTTTCATTTCCCAACCCCTAGCATATAAATTCCATTTTTGACCGTAGCTTCCACCTTCTTCTGTAGCTAATTCTTTAGCAAAATTTTCTATATTTAATCTGGCTGTCTCTGGACCTCTATGCCCAGTTGTATTCATAAATTCTGCTGTAAGTTTATCTACAGGGTTATCAAATGCTGTTTGCTCTATGTCTTTTATAATTTTATATACGTGTGAGGGAATATCTTTTGTTGTCCTTGCTTGAGAAGTCCCAATACCTTTTTGACCATACTTTTGTGCTATTTTTTTAGCATCTCTAAAAACTTTATCTTGACCAGCTCTTTCAAACATAGGATCTATATATCTAGATATTTGCCCTTTAGCTCTCCATTCATGATTAACTATTAAATCTTCAATATTATTTGGTTTTGCAAATTCATTAAAAGGCATTTGAGATACAGGTACGTCATATCCTTTTAATGTAATTTTATTCCAATCTTCTATTATATTACTAGCAGCAGTTACTGCATCATTATTAAAACCCCCTTTACTAATAGGAATAATTTGACCCGGTTTTAAATAGCTTATAAAACGACTAGTGTCTATACCCTCTTGAACACCTCGTTTTAACATACCTTCTATTAAAGATTCTGCTACATTCATATTCTAATATCCAAATACTTGATCTTGTGGTTCATATTTTTGTGTTTGTCTTGTCATTCTATGTGTGTTATGTGCATTTACTAAAGTTCTACTCATTACCATATATCTTAGTGCATCATACGCATGGTCATCAGCTTTTGTATCAACGTCTTCAGGATTAGTCTTAGACAGAGGCAACGTGGGCAAAGTTCTGATAAGATTATTGCAAGTGGAAAAAACACGAACACGAGGATTTCCGTAGTCATCACAAGCTAACCTTCTGTGTACTTCTATCTTTCCTGCCATACGATTTCTGTCTGACGGTATCCATCTTACACCTCTCTTTATCATTGTTTCTGCTATACTAGGTCCTAAACCTGTTCTATTCCAACAACTTGCATCTAAAACAGCTAATTGCATAGGTGGATCATCTTTTTCTATCATAGCTATTGTATCTCCAAGCCTTTCACCGGTAAATCCTTTAACATATAGTTCTCTATACACCCAAAGATTATTATCCCAGTCAATTGCACCCCAAAGTATACAAGAAGGGCTGCTATAGCCATAGTCACCTGATCTTACTCTTGCCCAACCCTCTGGAATGTCAAATGGCTCAGAAACATGCATACTTTTACTAAACTCTGTAAAGGCTGCACCTTCGGCTACATCCCAATCTCCATCAAGTAGTCTTTTTCTTTCTACTTCAGGCAATGACATCAACATTGCTTCGTATTGACCATCATCAAACAGGTATGGATTGTCTGTTAATCTTGCAGGAACAAATTTTCTTAGGAACAAAGGCTCCCCTGCTTTCGTATGTCTAGGAGGATACTTTAATATCTCTCCATTATCAAAATCTCTAGCCCAAAAAGGGTCTCCGGGTGGTGCATGATCTAAATACATCTTCTTTACCCACCAACCACCTACACCTCCGGGGTTTGCTGTGCAACGCATGTACATACCAAGTGCTGGATCTGTTGTTCTAAGTCTAGATCGTAAGTAATTCCATGTGTATGGAGTAGGATACTGTGTTATTTCGTCTATTCCTATCCAATTAAAAGCTTGTCCTTGGTATCTTGTTACATCTCTATCATCATCTACATAAGAAAACCATATTTTAGCCCCAGATGGAAACTCCCATGTTGATTTAGCTTGCTTAAATACTGCACCGGGGAATGCTTTTGTATATACTTGTCTGCTTTTATCTATTAACTCTGTTAATTCAGCTAGTGTTCTTCTTAACAACAACCCTCTATGGTTAGGATTAGATGCATCTCTTAGTACATCGGCTAAAAGTGCATATGATTTACCTCCACCTGCTGCTCCACCGTATAGTATGTCTCTTTCTGGAGACTCTAAAAAGGTAGTTTGAGGCCCTTCATTCGGTCTAAATACAACGTCATGGTCTTTCAGGTGATCTCTTAGTGTTTTAGGTACGTGTTTTAGATCATCTGTAGTGACAACGGACTTTCCTCTACCTTTTAATGCATCATCTACCTTTTTAGATGCCTCCTGAGCCTTTTTTGATGCTGCTCTAGCTTTTTTAGCCTGCTTTGTTAGCTTATCAGCTTGTATTTTCTTAGCAGAAAGCTTTTTTTGAGTAGCAAGTTTGGCTCTCATACGAGAAGACCAATTATAAGGAGTTTTTGGCTCTCCCTCTTTCTTTGGTGGCCTACCTCGTTTTTTCTTTTTGTCTTCTATAGGTATAATCCTCTGTTCATACGTTTTGTCAATCCCGGATTAGATATTTTTCTTCCAGAAGCTGTAGATAACCATCGAGATGCTTTAGCTGGACCTACAGTTCGTACATATTCAAAGGCTTTATCTAACAATTCTAATTCTTCCTGTACAGGTTCGTATGTTTTTTCATCTTCAGACAACTTATAACCAAATGGAATTGTAGAAGATGTTCTACTTTTATTTTCTACACCCATGGTTTCTTTGATCCTCCATAATATTCTCTAGCATGGCCTTCATCTATAAGTTGTTGGCATATATCTACACCATCTACAAAAGGTATTCCGAGCACTCTTCCAAATTTACCCTTCTCATCCTTATATGTTTTTACTATAAAATTTTTTGGAAGAAGTTCTTTAAGCCTAGCTTTTGCAGCCAATCCAAGAACTTTTTCTTCCTTATTCTTTGTACGTGACTCTGGTGTATTAATTCCTTGTAACCGTACCCTTTCGTTTGAGAGTGTAACTTTAAAGCCAAGATCAATGCATACATCTATTGTATCTCCGTCTACTATTTTAACTAAACTGCATTTGTATTCATGCATTCACAATTCTCACATTCGTTTTCTGCTGTACACTGGCAATCTTCACAAGTGCAGTCTTCACATTTTCGTTCTTTTTTTTCTTCACTCATATTACTGTCCTGATAATGGGTTTGATAAAGCTCTTTGTAATTTTGTACCAAATCGTTCTTCTAAATTTTTCATTTCATCTGTTAAAAAATCTTGTCTTCTCTGTGCACCTTCTTCTATAGCTGTACGTTTTGCATCAAATCTATCAGAAGCATGTTGTATTAAACTGTTAAGATTGTTTCTTGCATCAGTAACAACAACTTGCATACCTATTTTAACTTCTTCTATTTTAGAATATACGTTTCGGTTTAGCTCTCTGTTATCTTCTACGATAGTATCCATAGAATCTTGTAAACCATACATGTCAGCTTTTAAATCTGTTTTAATAGTTCTAGCAGAATCTTGTGCAGATGTCAACAACTCTTTTAATGTTAATAGTTCTGTCTCTACTCTTTTTTCTAATCCTGTTATAGTTTCGTTGATAACACCAATCTCTCTGTTAAATCCACTTAGGTCAGGTTCTACATATGCAGCTATCTGAGCCTCCATTGCTTGCCAACGACCATATACTTCAAATCCTCCCCAGATTCCTCCACCAAGTGTACTCAATGCTGTAAGTATGGCAACAAGCTTGCCTCCTTTAAACTTAACTCCTGCAAATTCTACTTCACTACTCATACTGTTGACTTACCATCTTTTCCATTTGTAAACTTGAGCTAACTGATATGTAACTTCCTAAAGGATCTGGTAGTACAGTGTTTTGGTATATATCTTTTGTCTCATACCATGATGGCTGTACAACAGGAACTTGATTACTGTAGCTAGAAATATCTGGACCTAATGCATTTACAAGAGCAAGGGTTGTCATTTGTGCTACAGGATCATAAGCACTTGTCATTGCTATCATTATCCTTTTTGCTTTCTCTTGTTTACTTACTTGTTCTTTAGTAGGTTTGTTCTCTGCTACTTCTTTAGGTTGTTCTTCTGCCTTTTCTACTTTTTCTACAGGAGCTTCTTCTTTAGGTTCTTCTTTAGCAACTTCTTCTTTCGGTGCTTCTTCCTGTACAGTCTCTTCTTTAACTTCTTCTTTTGGTTGTTCTTCTTGAGCTTTAGGTTCGTTTACTACAGTCTCTACTACTTCTACTTCTTCTTTAGGCTGCTCTTCCATAGGCTCTTGTGGTTTATTTACTTCCATTGATGGTGCTGGCATATCTTCTATTGGCTCAGGCTGTACTTCTACTTCTATTATTTCTTTTGTCTCAGGCATTTTTATTTCTATAGTTTCTATTTCCATGCCTACGTTTTCTATTTCAGCTACTGCTACCTCAACCTCTTGCATTACCTCATCAAAAGACATGTTACCTACATCCATATCTTGAAACATTGTATCCATATTTGTCATAGCATCTTGTGGCATATCCATTGGCATGTCATCTATTTGCATATCAGGACCAAACTCTGCAGTTCCTAAATCAATATGAACTACCATGTCCATATCTTGCATCATGTTATCCATCTCTTGTTGCTGTTCTGGAGATGCTATCTCATATGTTTCTATCATTTCTAATGTTAGAGATTCATTCATTTGCATCGGCTGTACTATTTCTACCCATGTCTCTACAGTAGTTGTTATTACATTATAATTTACAGTGTAGGCTACATTGTCAAAAAAGTAATTATTCTTACCACCTACTCTTATAAAAACTCTATCTAAGTCTCCTGTAAAGTTTTGTGTTCCTGTAAATGTTTCTGGACTTCCTGTGTTCTCTAAATTTATCTGTCCAGATTCCCATTGTAATACATTGTCGTTGTATCCTTTGGTTTCAAAGTATCCTGTTGTGTTATTCTGTGAATGGTACATTTGAAGTTCCCATTCTAGAGCACCACCATCTGATATGTGAAACTCACTTATATCTACATACTGATCAAATGTAGTTAAGGATGACGATGTACCCTTACCACATGTTCCTGTACCAAAATGTGCATTACAGTTTGGCATACTTGCTGGACCAAGCCCACCCCAATCCTGATCCATATCACCCTCGTACCTTGTGGCTACGACTCCTGTACTACTATCTAAAAGATCACCTGTTGTTTTGTTCTCAATTATTGTAGTAGTCTTTGTTACAGTATCAATATGCCCTTCACCTAAATGCTCAGTTACTTTTTCTTCTACAGAGGTTTCCCCCGGTGTTAGTAACTCAGCTTGACTAG